AATCTGAAGCCACCTTGAGTAGCAACCTTGCTAGTATAATCACTAAAGTCATTGGTCTGAGAAGTCACATTAAAGAGTTTACCATCACGAACAGTGACATTCATTTGCCCCTTGTTCTCACCACTTGAGTCAGTAACCTCAAGCAAGTCTCTAAGATACACATCAATTGTTCCTGCTGGCAGAGACACTGTGTTATCTCCGGCTGCGGCAATGATGGTTTCATAAACATTCTCATCAAGTCCTCTCTCTTGAAACTCCTTAGTAACAACATCATTGAGGATAAATTGTGCAGTAACAGTGTCAGTACCTTGATCGGCTGTTCCTAACGCTGCTACTGGCTGTTCACCAGCACTAATTAACATGTAGTTTACAGCTTCTAATTCAGTTAAGCTATCTGTTGCGGACATATGTACCTCTCTTTAAATAGTAAAATAAAAAATAATCCCCTCAGCCGTTAAGCCAAGGGGATTGGAATTAAAATGTATCAGACTGCGATTGAAACGTTTGATCCAGCGTTGTTAGCAACATTAGCACTTCGGTTATCAAAACCGTTGTTAGCTGCACCATCTGCACCAGTTCCAGCTTGTGCGCCTCCTTGATTCCAAATAGAAGCACAAAGTTCAGGACGCAGAACACCGCCACCCATGTAGGTAGAAGCAACCGTAAACACGGTATTTCTACGAACGTCTTCAACGGTATCAACCTTCAGACCTTGCTTACGAACCGAAGCAACAGCACCTCTGGAGAAGATCAAACCTTGATAAGCACCACCGCCTGCAAAGCTAGAGGTATCATCACCATCTGCAGGATTAGTAAATGCTTCATTAGAGATTTGATAGTTGGCATCACCAGTATTATAGTTAGCTGCAGGCTGAGCAACATGGTTAGAAGCCATGATGGTGCAACCCATGTAATTAAGAGTAGAACCCATGCTTGTAGCTTGAGCAATGCCCATAAACATTGGATCGCTGTATCCACCTTGACTGAATAAAGATCCCGCCTCGCTACTTGCACTGGCGCCAAATGCATTAGGACCAGCATTAGACACATGGGCAATACCCAGTCTACGGATCTCGTTAAAGACCGAAGGAGGAATCACACAAATCAAGCCAGTATCAGGAATATCTAATTCCTTATATTTGACCATTTCCTTTTCAATAGCAGCAAGAACAAAGAGGCCTTGCTTTTCGCCGGTTAAAGAAAGGAAATCAGTGCTATCACTGTGATAAATACGTCCGTTATAGCGAAGATCCATTCCTTCAAAAGCGCCATCTGGAGTGGCATCAGCACCAACATCTCCAGAAGGAGTTTCACCTTGTCTATTGTGAACTCTAGAGCCCTCAATAGAACAGCTGTGAAGAAGCCGAGACAATTGACGATCTCTTTCATTAGCAAGCGTAAGACCAGCTTGACGAGCGAGCTCAGATCGGAACTCGAACTGCTCACGCATCACGTCAATGTTATCGAGCTCGAAGTGAGCAGCGATAGGTCTACGGTCTAATGAGATCGTAAAGGTAGAGGTCGTTGAACCGCCACCTGAAAGCTCTTCGCCTGATTCCCAAGCGGATTCAAGAGCAATAGTACCAGTCACTGGGAATTCAATGGTAGTACCATTTTCAATGGTTCTTTGATCGACTAAGCCTTCAAAGACGTTGTAGGCATCATAAGAGTGAAGAACTTCACCAGCCCAAGTATTAAGCCAAAGATTAGAGTCAGTGACAGCATCTTCAACACCAAGTTTCGCGACAGCTGCAGTAGCTGTAGTAGATTTTGCACCCCATCTTGTAATATCAAGATTAGGATAAGTTTGTCCATCTGTAAAACCCATTTTAAATTTCCTTATGTAGGTTTATTATTTAATAGCTATGAGCAAAAATAGATAAACCCAGAGCTTGATTGTTCCTTCAAGAGGAGTCAGCTTTACCTAGGGGACTTGTTATATCTTAACATCTTGAATACTAATCACTAGTTTCTAGTCTTAATATAACTCATCCGAATCGGCGGTTGCTCAACTACCGCCATTTGTTAACCAAGGAGTCCTTGCTAATCTTTGAGAGACAAAGGCTCTATACTCAGGATCTTGAACGTATCGTTGATCCCTCATAGCACCATTCATTTCTTGCGGGTTAGCAAACCCTTGGATTGCCTCGACAGCACTTGCATTAGCAACTCTGCCGGGGACTTGTTGTGGCTCTTGTGCTCGCATAGAGACTGAATCAGCCTCATAACGTGCCATCAAACCACGCAGTACATACTCAGAACCGGGACCAGCAAGCGCCTCATTCGTTGCAACTCTTTCTTCAGCACTTAAATTGTCCGCTGCCCAAGCAATAACTTCTTTTAATTTATCAGGACTACCTGCAACATTTACAGCATTACTGACATTCTGTTGCTCAATAGATTTCATGCCCTGATAGAAAGTGTAAATCATATCATCACTTACACCGGGAAATGACTCTCGAATTTGATCAAGGGTTTCAGACGTAAACTGCCCTTGATTCTGCATGTATTCTTGTGACCATGCATCAGTCATTTCTTGAGTAACTTCTCTTGGTTGAGAAGGATATTGTAAATCTTCCAGAGCCTTGGCTCTAAGAACCTCAGCTGGGTCTGGAATGTTTAAGAAGCCATCATAAGATTCTTGCCCGCCTTCCTGAACTTCAGGGTTTGGTTGAGCTAAAGCATCGGTAGCCATTTGGGCTTTTAACGATGCAATCTCTTGTCTAGCTTGTGTATATTGACCTTGGGCTTCTTTCAATGAGTCGAAGTAATCCCCAAAGTCCTTAAAGTTTCCGGGCAGATCCATACTGCCCTGAGCACCTTTAACGAACATCTCTCGTTCATAGTTATACTGTTGAGCTTCGGCACTCAGTTGAGGAGGAGCCGTAGCCTGTTGTTCAGTATTAGGTGCTTGAACTTGTTGCTCAATACCGGGTTGAGCTGGTTGTTGTGGTACTTGTGTATTTTCTTCCATGTATTATCTCCTTGGTTACATCATTTGCTGAACAGCTTCATTGACTTGTTGAGCTGCTGCAGGTTGACCTTGTTGTTGCATTGCCGTTGCACTGTTCTGAGCATGAGCAGTGGTCATGGCATTTACAGCTTGCATCTTAGCTTGATCAGCCATAGCCATTTCCTTCTCTTCTTCAAGCTCATCAGCACTCTTAACCCAGTTTCTTGGATCAAAGCCAAGGCTTGTAATAAGAGCCCTAGCATACTCATCAAACTTGAAGTTTTGTACAGCCTCTGGTGGTAAGTTACGAATCATATCGCCCATAGCCATCAGACGCTCTCTGTCAGACTCTCGGCTAAGAGCCTGCAGTCCAGTAACAATATCAACAGACAGAACGCCTGAGTCTTCATCTTGGAACTCAGACACTAAGCGTTCATCAACTTCTTTATTATCTACCATTAAGTAGAATGTTCTCTTTACAATTGGAACCAATAAGTCCCTAGCAATAGATGAGAACACCCCACCTAAGACCTGCTCTAACTCTTGTCCAATCATACGCACTGCGGTAGCAGTAACTCTATCTCCAGATGGGATAGCACTACCAGACATAAGGAAGCTCTGAGCTACCTCTTTACGCATAGTTTCTACAGCCTGCATACTCAAAGATACTTGAGGGTTCATGGTGCTAGAGGGCGTAATGGCAAACACGTCCTGTTGCCTTGCTGAAACCCATGTACCATTTGATTGACTGGAGATATCATCTAGAGCCGTAATGCCCGAAGGATCTACAGCCATCCAGAATGCAGAGCTTGCAGAGAGGCCCTCGATAAGGGCTGCAGTGTAAGACTCTAAGGATTTGATATCACCAATATTCATCTCAACATGAGATCGACCGTAGTTCTCATTGGTTACAGACTGCCAACGCAAAGGGATAACTGGGAGCACCTTGTAGATACCCTCAGAGATAATCTCTTTACCCTTCTCAACGCTAACTTCCCAATGCTTTTCTTCAGCATTCCACACCAGCCTATTAAAGATAGTATCATACCCTTTCTTAGCAACTGCCGTAGGATAGACAACACCGGGGTTATAGGAATCATCCATAGCACTAGTCTTACTAGCTTTAGCAGCATGCTCTAAGTAGATAATCTCAATAACCTCACCCCTATGGTTTCTTTTAATGACATAATGATCTAACCTCACGGTTCTAAAAATCATGTCATCCTCAAGGATAAGCAAGGCATCACCAAGCACCAACAGTTGTTGAAGAGCTTGATAAATAGCCTCTCTAAGGTTCTTGCTATTCAATTTCTTGTGCAGCTTAGAAGCCATAGATTCAAGGTATTCTTGAGTTTCCAAGGGAGGATACTCACCAGACTTTGGAAAGAACCTAAAGAAAGGCAAGTCATTAAGGGGCAAGAGAGCACTCATAATACGAGATGCTAATGCATTGACTCCCCTAGCAGGAATGCTAGAGTAAGGAGTAACCAATTGCTCAGTCTCAGAGTAACCAACAGGTGGTAATAACTCAGGCAATGTTAAGGCAGAACAACCCCTAGCTCTGTCTAGCTTTGCTGTACGAAGTGAATCGAATGCGAAGAAACGATCCTCAATAGATTTTTCTGCCATTTCCATTTATAGTACCTCAGTTAAACATGGTTCCTTGTCCGCCTTGTCCGGGCAAACTTGAACCATCTGGAATTCTAAATGCGCTTAATCGTCTAAACAAACGACCTCTTCTACCGCCTGCACCTCGCCTATCAATTTGCTCTGCACGCATAGCTTGACCTCTAGTCAACTTGTTAAGATCAGTTTGTCTTTGTTTTTGAGTGGCTTGAAATTGAGCTTTAAATGCTGCGTCTTTAGCCATCTTTTTTCTAGCCTTTTCTTGTGCTTTTTTAGCACCAGCAGCAGCACTTCGCTGTGCTTTCATTTGTTCAGCTAAGAATTTAGAAACTTCAATAGCTTCTTTTCTCAACTCTTCTTCATCTAAAAGGTCGCTAGTATCAACTTCAGTAGGATCTACTTCTTCAGGACCGGGAATTTTAAGATTTCCCATCTCATCTGTAATCGGAACTTCTTCCGCTTCCATACCTTCGTAGCCAATGATATTGCCTTCTTCGTCAAAAATTGGATCGCCTAATGCCATAATATAGCCTCATTTCTTTTTTTGTATATCAAATTGATTTTGTAGTAATCTAATTACAGAACGTTGACCCGCTAGGTGAAACCGCTCACTTTCGTTCTTGGTCAGATCTGTATCTGTAATTGCAAATTTTTCTTCTAAAATCTCAATCAGCCTCTTGTCGATGTGAGGCCATTCTTTTGGTTTCATTTTCAAATCTTTCGTATAATTCATCTGGTGTTTGAATACTTTCATCCCAAAGACCTATCACTTGTTTCACACAGTGAACACAATTGTTTTGAGGCAATGGATAAAGTGCGTGTCCTGTAGATTCCCTAATAATATTAAACAGCAGTGTATCTATTACAGGTAGACGCGTGGATTCAAGATATTTATAATCATCAATCCCTTTATCCGTGAGCCCCAAATCGAAAGCCATATCAGGCCTTCTAAATCTCTCCTCACAGTCTTTGTCAGTCATGTCAATCCAAAGGTTTCCGTTTGCCCAAGTTCCTAGGTAATACTTATCCAGTAGTATCGCACAATGGACGTACTTGGGAGAGGCTAACGAGATCCACCAATGATCAACACAATCTTTTTCAGGTTTCCAAAACCCTAGAATCATTCTGTTTTGCATCTGTCTTCTTCTTTGGTCTTCCTACCTTGGGCTTCTTAAGTTCTTCAATCTGAGTCTTGAACCCTTCAATCTCAAGTTCTAACTGTTCAATCAAAGATCTTGTATCGTTTAGGGCTGTCCACAAGGGAACAATCCAAGGATGGGCATTTCTAACCCCACCCGCATTACTTCTAAGAGCTTCCTCAATGCCTTTCAGCAAGGAGACTCTTGGATCATACGCATCACTCACTACACTCTCCCCATTCTGACAGAACCTTGATAATAGCATTAAAACCATTATTGGTCTGTGGATGATATTTGAACCCAGAAACATCACTGAGTACTTGTAAAATGTCTTCAAATCCTACAATGCCATCCTCGTTAAGATCAGAGGGACAGCTATTGTCAGGATAATAATTAATTGAATATGGTGCCGGGTCACACGGATGTCCATTGCCACAAGCAAAGCGAACAACGCCACCAGACGAGAAGTAATCGGGACCAGTGAAGCGAGCGATGT